AGAATCCACCACCGTTCAAGCCGACCCCGACCATCCTGATGGTGTGTACTGCATCGCCAAGATATTGCATCGTCTGTTCCTGTACAGCCTGTACCGCTTTCGCTTCGTAGGCCACTGCTTCCTGTATCAAGTCGTTCTCCTCTTTGCGGATAGCCATGACCATCAACTTGATTGCGTCAGGAGAAGGCGGGATCAGGTAGTCGTTGGCTGTCGTCGCATTGACGTGCCGCATCTTGCCAATCACCGTGACGCTTTGGGTGCAGCAATCGCTGTTTCGACCGGTCCACAAACTACGTCGATATTGAGGAAGCGTTTCATCTGGGTCGTAAACAGCCAGATCAAGCTCGGCAAAAACTGCCTGATTGAACTCGTAAAGCCGCGATGCGGTATTTGTTGCCTCCCTGATAACGCCAGTCAGTGCGGTAAATTTCTTGGTGGATTGAACGTAAGGCAAAGCAAGCGTCAACTTTTCTCCATCAATCCAAACAGAACCAGATTGAGTCCGGATCCACTGACCATTCGCGTCGTAGCCTTGGAGCGTTATGGTTTTTCCATTGTCAGAAGCGTCTCCGGGATAAACCCGGATGTAGCTATTGTTTCCGCCTGAGAGGTCGCGATACGAAACAACCGTGCCTCGATCGACAAGCTGTTTGCCTGCGCACCCTGAGTTTTCACCGAGCAACCCAAATCCGCTCTCTTGAAATTCATACCATTGATTTCTAACAGAGCCGGTGCCGCAACAATCCGCCACGGCTTCAATGGTTTCAATTGCCCGCGGCCAGGTGATGCATCCATCAACGGTTGTGACCGTGAATCGTCCATAAGACCCCGCCCAAAGCCCCTTGTGCAGCAGCCGGCGACACGCTTGGTTGATGTAGTCATAGACGCGCGGGTCATCGACACACACGCCGACAACGCGGGCAATCGTCGATTGGATGTCCTGAACAATCAGTTTCATTTGGTGTAATAGACTCGCGCGGTCCGCTTGATGAAGTAAACACCATAGAACGGAGGAAGGTTGTTGTGGGGCAGCCCACCACCAGTTGTCCCTCCGGTTAAAGTTGAAGTTTGTGGAACTGAACCATTAAAAGAATAGCTTGGATTTCCATCACCACCCGCTTCTTGAACAAAACTATCCCAAAAAACAGCCGGTTTTCCGTTAGAGTCTAAAGCGTGCGTGTGAGTTGGTATTTCTGAAGCGTCAAGCGTGTGCTTGTCTTCACCAACAACAGATGTCGCCGTTGACGTTCCGTTGACAGCAACCGCACCGCTCGCCGCAAACGCTCCGACACCGACCGGGAATCGCGCCTCAAAAGCAGTATCAACCTCCCACATCGGACCCGTGACGTTGGTTACAGTGACAGAGCCATCGCCACCATCGTACAGCCCAAGGTCAACCGTTGAACCAACGAATATGCGCCGCTCTTGGCCGGCAGCATCAACGGGATTTTTCCTGATCCAGAATCCTTGGGTGAAGATCCACCAAAGCCCTTGGTCATCGAGCCAAGGATAAACACGGTTGTTGATCGCTGGAAACGATGCTCCAAAGTTGAAGAACGAGTTCCCGATGGTGCTGTTAAAAATCGCCTGCGTCCCGCTGATGATATCGTTGGCCAACGTCTGGTAGTTGGTCGGGCAATAGTTTACAGGAAGACTTGGCGGAACAAGATTGATCAGTGTCAGATTTGCCATATTATTCCGATGTGTAAGTAAACGGGTTCACGTCGCACGCTTCAAGCGTCTTGCATCCTTGGAAAGTCCTGCACTCTCCGACAGCAGATTCTTGGACATCGTAAGCGTGGACGCGAACGCTCTTGATGCGACAAAATCCAGTCATGGTCAGGGACATCTGCACCTCGTACAAGTTACGGGTCGGAGTGCTGATGGTTGAATTGCATGACGTGTCTTCCGGGGTCGGAAGCCGCATCTTCGGCCTGTACTGAGGCTGGAAGTTGGCAATCGGACAAAGGTTGCTGCACTGGTTCGTCGTCGCGCACTCCGACCAGTTGGCCCAATCCAACCATCCTGGATATTGGTCAGGTCGATACTGCACATTGAAATCAGCAGTTCCATCAAGAGCATCAATGAATATGTCCCCTGAATCGAGTCGCTTGAGTCCAAACGGAATCTCAAAGTTGTAAGCCCTTGTCTGAACCAACCACTCAATCGGGCTTGGTCCGTTTGCAACGCTATTGTCCTCTTTCTCTGCCTTGCTGATTTCCCAGAATTGAATCGACCCGTCCGTTCCGCGAGCAAGGACGAAGCATCTGTCACCGTAAGCGTTCTCCGACTTCAATACCTGCAACACGTCGAGTCCGGTCCAGATTCCCGCCCAAGCAGGTGGGAACTTTTTACGCATCGACGTGATCAGGTCGAAATCCAGAACAAGCAACGCTTTGTGGATGATACCTTCAGAGTTGTATCTGGGCTGTGCCGTCATCAACAGCCGGTTATCGAACACGACCGCAGAGCTTGCCCAAAGAAGATTGGTCTGATCGTTTTCGGTGATGTTCAGAACCTCGTTGCTGATGGGCGTGTTGCCCCAATCGTTGAACGACCTCCTTGCGATGATGAACGACCGGACTCCATCAACCGCCCGATAGAAAACGTCGCCATTGACCGTTATCGCAGACCTGGAACCAAGAGCACCATTGGTCAACAAGCTGATTGCTTGGATTGGATAGTTCAGGTTCTTCCAGACATCGCGATCAACAGGAGCGTTGATACTGAAGACATATTTCGGCGTGAAGATCAGGAGCGGACCTTGGCCGAGTGATGTGTCCGGATTTCCGGGAATACCCATCGCCGTGATCCCGCCAGAATCGGAAGGAACAGCAAAGTCTCCACCACTGTTCAAGAACGTGTTCTCGGTTTCCTTTAGAACGCTCGCGCGCGTTCCATCACCGTAAACGATGTCAGTTGCCCTGAACGAGAATCCATTTTGAAGAGCGTACCAGATGCGACCGTTTACGTAGGCCATCATCCTCCCGCACTTGATCTCATCGACATTGGCCCTTCGGATTCCAACACCGTTAAAAATCAACGGGTCGCTGACACCATCTTGGATGATTACAAAGTTTTCCGCCTGCACCATCCATCCATCTAGGATATTAGAAGTATTGTAGAGGCTTGAAGACGTGGAGATGTTTTGGACGCTGTTCTGGTCGATGTCGTACAGCCAGACTTTGCCACTGATCAACATCAGGATGAACGTCCTGCCGTTGTCCGCGATGTACGGGAGAGCGCATTGAAGGATGCCCGTCAATCCGCTTGGATTGTAGCACTCTTCCGACCATCCATCAGCCGTGATGTTGGTGATGTCCGACGTGATCGTGATGTTGTCTGCGGTGATTGCATCGCAGATAACCATGTCCTTCTGGATGAAGCCGGGTCGCGGCGACACGAATCCCCGACGGAAGCTGGCATTGACCGCGAACGCGACCTGGTTCCTATCCACCTCTGACGGCATCACGCCGGAATCGACGCCACCCTCAAAGGTGACGGATCCATCGGTGTACCTCTTCGGTGCGCGTTCACTCATCGGTTATGCTTGGATGCGCTGCACAGAGAATGAAGAACCAGCATTTACAGCAAGCAACGTGTTTGCAGCCGTTATTGAAACTTCATAATAGTCTCCGACATTTGACGCTTGATCAATGTACGAGAATGCAATCGGAGCTTCTACCGCTCCAGGCGTAAAAGCTAGACTGGTAAAAATAGAAGCGCCGTTTTTCTTTATCTCAAGCGTAGTAGAAGGGGACGGACTTGCGCTTATGTTTAATACAACATCAATCTTATAATATCCAGTATAAGGAACAACGTATCGACCAGTTGCCGCTACAAATCCAGAAGCCGAATCAAGCGTTGACCAAGTCCCAGCCGGAAAATCTGCAAGGCTGAAAGGATTCCTTAGCGTCAGATACGTAAGGAATGACAACGCGCTTCCGGTCACTCTGCGTGTGAACGTGACGTAGTTGAACGTCGCGGTCCCGGAAGCGATGGTGATTGTGCCAGCGCCGGGAGTGATCGTGATGTTCGCGCCAGCGATAAGGCTTGCGACAGTGT